CCACGGAAGGTAGGTCGGGTCACTCGGTGGTGAGAGTGGGTCTGGGTAGTTCAGGGTTATGGTTCTAGTAAATGTCGAGCCCTGTTGACAAGTAATGTTGTAAATACCAGCAAGCATTGACGCGCGCTCCTAACTACTGCGTCTAATTGTAGATTAGAGAGCGCAAATGCGCCAGCAGGAACTTAGATAATACTGGCCGAGTTTTTGTTTTTGCCAACATTTTTTAGGCCCATGCTCATTGCAATAGACAAGGCAACTGCAACCACACCCACCTTAAGGTTGTCGGTTGATACAAGGCCGTCAAAATCCGCACCAGTTGCAAGCCAGGCCCCAAGCCAGCCCTGCAGGAACGTGCGTACGGCCCTTTCCAATACATCTTTGCTAAATGGGGATGACATACATCCTCCTTTGTTTATTCAATTTTACCACTTATCCCAGTGGGGCAGTATTGAGTTGTCCGTAAAGAGGGTCGTCAAGGATAAATGGCAAGTCATCGTATGCCTCATGATTAATAACAAAACCCATTGGCTTGGTCAATTCCAACATAGCAATAACTTCTGGCGAGGTGTCACCCTCAGAAGACACGCCAGGGGTTTCTGACAAAAGGGTGTAAACGTTTATTTGAAAGAAACTTCCGCCAGGTGAAACGTAGACAATTTTGTTTCCGCTGAGAACCTGCTTTGCACACTCCTTGATTGCCTCGAGCGTTCCAGCGTTTCTACCAAAATATGCATTTGCCAACTGCCAGGAAATTGACTCATCAACATTCAATATTGTTTCAGTCGAACTTGTTGACACAATGCTTTTATAAATTGGCGCTCCGTTAAATTGAGATAGCCAATTTACATAATCTCCATCTACATGTTCTGGATTGATTAATTGGCTATATCTAAAATTTGCTGTTTGATTTCTTGGCGATACGTCTTCGTTCAAATATTCAAAATATTTTGTGTAAAGTTCAGAAGCCAATGAAGCATGATATGTTAAAACGTGAAACAACTTTGTAAATGGATAATTAGGGTAACTCTGTATTTTGTCTTTATCCCATATAAATGTTGGTAAAAACTTTCTCATGTTGTAAACGAAAAAATTCTTTGCATGGCCAATTTCATTCATTAGCGTCGGAACCGACATGTACAAAACAAAGTTTTCATGATTTTGAATTGTTATTTCAACAGAAAATTCAATATCGTCTACCGATGTGTTGATGCTTCCTACATTGACAACAGGACTAAAAACCGCATTCCATTGATTTGCAATGAGTGTTTGTGAGTAATTTAAGGACTCGGAAGTGGTTACATTTGTAAGTTCAACAATTGCTATTGATGGGGTTTGGGCAAATATCTGACAATGAAATTGTGCTTTTCGATAATTTAAATCTTCATCTTCTGGAATTATTGAGTTGAGAGAAAAAGTTATATTTCCGCCAGTCGGTTGCAATTTTAAAGAATACTGAAGTGGATGCACGTATTTTTCTGAAACAACAGATGCTGTTGCATTGCTTGCCGTCCACGAATGAACGTAAGTTTCTGGGGACAAAAATACGCCAGATGCATTTTTTGCCTGCAACGCATTTGCGTTGGATATAACATTTCGCGTCGGATTTAAAAGTTGCATATTGTGGTTATAAGGTCACCGAATTCATCGTCAAAGAAATTCTTTGTTCCGACAAACTCAACAAACTTCCCTTTTTCGCAAAAAGTATGTCATTTCCGCTAGTGTTGCCCCAGTTTGGCAGAATTACTTCCGCCGAACCACCAGACGAATAACTGCCGCTTGCCGATGCATTTTCGACAGTAAAAGATGTTGCAGTTCTCTGTGTTATCGCCCTAGTCGTTGAGTTGAGCCCAGATGGAGTTATGCCAGTAACAGTTACCAAGTCGCCAACAACAAAAGCGTTGTTTGCTGTGTATGTAACATTGTTTCCAGTTTTGAGCGCATTGGTTATTGATGCCACTTTTGATTTTGATAGAGTCAGTGAGTCGACGGACCTAACAAATGGGTGTGAAAGTATAAATTGCAAAACATTGTTGTACCTCAATCTGTCTTCATTGAGGTTCGAAGAAACTGGGGAGTGCAACTGTTGCAAATTCTGTTTCAGCGTTGCAGTTATTTCGGCAACGTCGTATTGAGAAAAATATGAAATTGTCGCCTCTATGTAAAAGTCCAATATATATGGATTGAGAATCCCAATTTCCAAGCCAGCAACAGAACGATTTTCAATGTCTGAAAGAATATTTGATTTCTCTTGTGTTGTCAAAAGTCTTTGTGGACCGTAAGCAAATACGGCAACTTTTCCAGCGTCGTCTGGGTCGCTGAGGTCGTGTGAGCCGTTTGGGTCGGTGAGGTCATACACGGCGCAACGTGTTACGAGAGATGGGTTTTCAACCAAAACATAGTTTTGCAATTGTGATGCCGTAACAAGTGCGGAGGACATGGTGGCGAGATTCGCCACCCCCCTTTGCAAAAATTGGTCAACTGATTCGGCATCCTGCCCTTGAACAAAATTTCCAGCCGAAACAGCAGAAAATACGTTTGGCATGTATGAAACTATTGACAATGTTGAGGAATTTGGGACGGTTGGAATTGTTCCAAGAGATTGCGCTGTGCATCCAACTGTTCCAACTGGAAGTGGGTCGCCGAGGGTGTTTGATGCGATTGTCAGTAATTCGTCAGTTTCAAAAACATATTGAATTTCTAGTTCGTCATCAATAATCAAAAATGCAACAAGAGTTCCTGCTGGTATTGTCGCTCCGTCGTTGGAGTTTGCAGTAAAAGTAACGTCCATTGTCGCCCTTGTGCCATCGTTATAGGGGGTTCCCATCATTTTTATGGCACCCAAAAAAATCGCATCTGGTATTCGATTGATTGCCCCTATATTCAAAGCCGACATATAGGCAAATGCCTGAAACATTGCATCTTCAATTGTTCCAACGCGCAAATCAAATCCAGGGAAAACAGTGCGCGCAACTTCAATTGAGTCAAGGTAAACCTGGACAGGACTAATGTCCAGGGGGGTTAAATCAACGTACTCGCGAAAATCTGCAGACATATCTACTACCTATTGTAAATGAACTGGACGTTTACCGAGCCAGAATCGTCGCTTATTGATGAATTGACAGCAACTATTGACACCTCTGGAATGAATTTATTTGCTGCGAGCATAAGTTGTTCTGGGGAAACAACTGAAAATGACGGGTCTGCAGTGCCAAAATCTGGGGTGAGCGGAAGGGTGAATGGCTCAGTCAAAATGCAAATGCTGATTATTTGCTTAATGTAATCATCGCTCCCTTCTCTCAATTTGACTATTTCTCTTGTGTCAGTTGAAAATGATACTGGAAATTTGAATGCGTCCATAAGTTAATCATGCCTCCGTTTGCTTATATGCGTCAAGAGCGTTGCTGGGCAATTCCAACAAAGTTTCTATTTGGTCTATGAGGGCATTAAATTTTGCCACAGTGACGTATTTGTCTTTTTTTTGATTAAATGCTCCAAGAACATAGATTTCTTGAGTTTGATTGTCTATGAATGTGCATAGAACTTTGTCATTTGTTTTTAATGTGTTGGTCACTGTATTCCCAACGAAATTTACGTTATTGAATGTGCAATTCAATTGTTTGACAAACACAACTGGGAGTCCATTAACAACAGATTTGACTTGCCCAACAAAAACACCAGAGCCATTAAATGGGTGGGATGATGCTTTTTGTCTGTTTATTTGATTGCTTGGTTTCATGGCGCTTTGCTTTCAAAAGTTGACGTTCGTTGAACAGATATTAGGCCTTCCACTTCAGACCACGAAACAGAGCCAGGGTAAATTTTCCCAACTTCTATTTGCTTTATCTTTTTTTCTTGACGTGGCGGAGTGGCAAATTTTATGTTTACTGGACTTGGGCTTAATTCTTCAAAGTCAACACCAGTAATTAAAAAGTCGTCCGTAAACCATGGAATTGAGCCAACATTGACGGTCATTCCTGGCCTTAGGCGAACGCCATTTGTTCTATCAACAATACACGAGCCATCACCCTCCATGGGGTCGTTTTCTGACTTGTGCATGCTTGGCAGCCCATGAAGAATAAATCTATTGTCTGCTTTTCCACTAACAATTCGTGGCGGATAATGAAGATAAGTCAATCGTCTAGTTATGTCACTATATGTCTGATTTTTTGCATTGAATTTTTTATGTATATACGAATCGTGACCCCACGAATACATCAACCACTGCTGAGAACCAAAAAATAAAGTTCCATCAGATTCAAAAATCACAAAAGGATTTTTGTTTTCATCTTTGGATTCTCCAGCAAGTTTTTCTAAAACGTTCCACAGCGAATCAGCGACATTGTCACCGTCTGCTTGTGTTATTTGCCTTGTTGCTGATGTCTTTTGAGCAACACATTTCAAGCCATATTTTTTTGCTGCATTCTGCACAAAATCAGTACCAGTACCTTTTACAACACCAGGGTTTCTGTCTCTTTTCATTTGCTGAATTGCTTTTGTGTAACACTGAACGCGAACAACTGGAGAATTTCCTTGGCTTTGCTCAATTGTCACATCTGCTATTTCCATGAAATAACCCACATACGAATTCGATGCCCATGATGCGGCATTACTTACTAGGGTCTCTGCTCCTGGAGCGGAAAAAGTGTTATGACTTCTATATATTATGGTTTGCCCAGGCTGAAAATAATTTTGAAGCGTTAATTGCAATCCTGGGTCAATTACAGAAAACGTAACTGCGGTCGCTGCTGATATTGAGTAACTAACCGTTACGTCAATTATTTGTTCTGATAATTGTGTTAATTGAACTGGCTTTGTTTCAGATGACGGGTATACATAAACAATTGGCACATCTCTGCCAGAACCACGCGGAACAACACTCAAAGAAAATGTTTCTCCATTTGTGGCGTAATCTACTTGCGGGTTGCTCATGGTTAGTCGTTCTTATACTCAATTACTTTGTCTGGTTGGCTAACCAAGGAGTCTTCTGCAAGACCGACTTCTTCTTCTGTTTCGTCTGGGTCATCTTCTTTTGGAACATATGGTTTATGCCTGAGAACTGGCATGCCAATTATTTGTTGTTTTTCAATCGGTATTTCTTGGAGTGTTATTTGCGCTTGTGCCCTTGTTATATCCATATCGGAGTTTCTGCGCTGTGCATTTATGGACAAATCTTGAATAACAAATTGAATTCCTCTTGCATTTCCGCTTTCGTCATACCTGAATTGATTTGTCAGTAATTTATCCAAACCGTAAAACATTACTGGGAATGGCGTTTGTGCCATTTTTTGTAGTTTAGAAATTTGTTCAGTTACTGGCGTATCGAGACCCTCACCAGTTGACGCTCCTCTTCCACTTGAGGAACCTGGAGAAGTATTATTTGCTATGAGAAAAGAAAATGAAATTTGCAATAGTTTAAAACTTTTCCAATCGACAAAAGGAAACCCACCAGACCTATCTATTGTCACCCATTCTCCACCAAATCCAGAATAGGAAATTTCACTTGGTGCAAAATCAAATGGATACTGTTCAATTACATTTGTTGGTGTTTCGCCAGAGGCATCAAAACTTTTTGGATAAACTTGATACATAACTGGCTGTCTTGCATTGAATCTAATATTTTGCGAACGTAAGGCATCAGAAATATCTCGGTCAGTAAGAAATATATTTCTGCTTCTTTGAACTGTTATGTTTTGCAATTTGCCAGGTTCATAGCCTTCTGGCCCGTACCACGGCTGACCGTTTGAAAGTCTCCCTCCCGCATTATTTCTTGTTCCACCGCCATTTCCACCACCACCACCACCACCACCACCAGTTGTAATAATTGACTGGCCACCATCCCTTAGTAAGTCGTGTATTGTCTTTCCGCCAACTGAACGTATTGCATTTATTTGAGCCCCAGTATAACCTCTTTGGTCGAGCGTTTTGAATATTGCGTTAGTATCCATTTGTTTGGCAAGTGTGTCCCAAAGCCCAATATAAGAAGTTGGGTAGAGCACTCCTTCATAGAAAAAGTTGCTTTTTTCTCCAGTGCAAAGTTCAATTAATGATTGTCCAACAAATTCTTGAGCAAATTGAAAATATCTTGGGAAGGCACTTTTCAAATCTCCCAATGTAAGTATTTCTTTTTGCAAAGTCTTGCCCTGAGAATCTCTTGTGTGGAAAAACAATTTTTTACTGAGAGCAACATCAGAATTTTCCCCAAATTGCCTTGCTGCTTCAAGATAGGTATTCCACGCACTCATTAATTCTTGAGCAGTCATGGCTGGGTTTGGTTGAGTCGATGTCGAAATTCCTATTCTTATCCCTTGTCCAGTTGATGTTCTTTGCCCGTCAACCACTCCCCTGTTGGTAAAAATTGGCCTTGCGCCTGTAGAAACTGACGTTGCTCTGTCAACCAAAAATTTTTCATCTCCACAAAGTTGTGATGGAAGAGATTCATTGTCTCCTCCAAAAATCATTTTTTCGCATCCTTTAAACACTTCCAAAAAATAAAATGAGTTGCCGATTCTTTTATATGCGCTGTCATGTTTGTGCCAAACAACAACTCCAGCACCAGAACTCCAACCATGTTTTTCCAATATTGACGCTCGAACATTTCTACACACAAAATCTGTTTCAAAATAATGAACGTTTTGTCCATCTTCTGTTCTATTCAGAACTCTTGGGGGCCTTAATCCAGTAGTCATTTTAACTCCTGTTATTCATTTCGTACGCTGCCCGTTCCAGTTCCGCTTTAATTTTTGCTGCTGCCTCATTGATTCCTATGCCAGTGACGTTCATGTTGATAGTCATTTCGTTCTTTTTTCCAGAAGTTGCAGTCGGCGCCATTGCTGAGATGTTCTTTGACGCTGGCATAACCGTATCACCCATTGGCGCTATGCCAGGACCTGGCACTACGTGAAGGTGTCTATTTATTGAGCCACCATGAAACTCCGCAAATCCACCGTTTCTTTCCACAATTGTCTTGTACATTCCAAGTTGATTTCCGACTAGGTCGTACGCCCTTCCAGTCATGTGGTCGGAGTTAATTGAGCCAAGATTGTTTGTCCTATAAGAAGATGTAACGAATCTTCTCCCAGAAATCATCGAATCCATTGCGCCATGTCTTGCCATTGTTTGTTGCAACCTTGACGATGTTGTGTCACCAATTCCCTTCCCGCGCGGAGTTGATGTATCAGCGCCAATTCCAGCGGCTTTGAAAACTTCAGTAAGCGCTTCTTTCGACCACCATTCTGGATTGTTCGACCCGTCGCCAAAGAATTTGCCCATATCTTCAGTCACTTTCAATTGGGCTTCAAGCAATATTGATTCTTTTTCTAAATTATCTGTTGCCATGGCAAAGGCTTTTTTGTTCCCACTTACCGAGTCAAGTTCGCCAGTTATTCCAAATGAAGATAGGAAGTCAAAAGCATTTGAATATCCAGCACTTTTATAATCGCCACTAGAAAGAATATTCATAAACCTTTCTTGGTCGCCAGTTCTCATGTTCGCGAACACATTCTTTGCCTGTGTCATTCCCTCTGGCGACTTAAACGCCAAATTACTTTGCGCAAGAACTGCGCCAAGTTGTGGCGCCATGACAGACAAAACGTCTTTTTCTGCACCAGTTAGGAACTGCGTTACTGCCTGCCCAGTCATTCCAGTGAAAAATTTGTTGCCCAATCCTCCCAGGGGATTCTTTTTGCCAGTAAGTGGGTTTATTTCTTGAAAGGCAAGTCCACCAGAAGTTCCAATTTGGCGCTGCATCTCGAAATATGCTTTTGTCGCATCTCCGCCATACATGTTGGTCAATTGCTCAAGATATGTACCGAAGACTAATTTTGCATCTTCAGTTGTAACTTCTTTGCTTGAGCGACCTTGAAAATCTGTGTAGAAATTTTTAATTATGTCGTTTAAGATTTGTGGGGCTTGTTGCACTTTTATTGCTTTATTGAATGTTTCGTCAAGACGTTTAGTGAGCAATTCTGATACTGCTTGGTCAATTTGTTCTGAAGTTTTTACAACTGTTGCGCCAAGTTTTATCAATTGCTCATTAAAATCTTCTGTGCTGCTTGCAAGATTGACGTTCATTGTTTGCGCCAACTCAACTGCCTGCATTGTGGTCATTCCAGTAATTCTCGAAATCATTTCAGCACGACTTTTAACTAATTGCGAGGCGTCTTTGTACGCTGTTGAATATGCTTCTGATTTCTTTGCAAATTCCTCTAGGTACTTTTGTTGAAGTTTGTCGTTTACTGCTTCGTCTTTTTTGAGCCTGTCTATGCCCATAAAACTCTTTTTTTGTCTCTTGGTCAACATTTCGTAATCTGCATCGCTCATTGCGCCACTTGCATACAATTCGTTGATTGTTGCGCCACGTTCTTTTCTTCGACGCTTATCGTTTTTGCCAAAAGTAAATTTTTCAAGCAATTGTTGCCCTGCATAAGCAACGTTGCCAACACCAAAACCAACACCGCCCATAATCGCCGCCCCAGGAGCGGACAATAATCCAGCACCAGAAAAAGCCCCAATTGTCGCTCCGATTCCTGTTGAAAGCCCCACGACGTCCATGTACCCCATGCTGCTGCCACCAGGACCACCACCCTTGGCGCCTTTATTTGCTATTTCTGCAAATTTCTTGAATTTGTCACCTGCCTTTTCAAGAGATTGGGCCATCGTTGTGTCTTTTTGCCCGCTTCCACGAGCACCGCTCTCAAGCAAAGTTGCTTGAACCATTATTTCGCCAGTTGTCGCACTGAAGAAATTGTCAATCATTTTTTTTGCTTGTTTTGTTGCTTGTCTCATTTCATACATTGGGGCAGCAATCGCTCCAGTAATTAGTCCTATGCCAGCGCCAATAACTGCTCCAGCCGCACCAAATTCACTGCCAATTGCTGCGCCAGCCCCAGCACCGCCAAGCATTGCAAGACCAGCATCGTCAGTATTAAGCGCGAAAGTGCCGCCAGCAAGACCAAGACCCATCTTTGGACTAAACATTGCAGTTGTTGCGGCCAAAGAAAGGCCAGCAGCGACATCTGGGTTGTCTATTCTGTCGGAGAGGCCAGCAAGTCCCATCGAAAGCGCAAATCCACCCATGCCGCCAAATGGTTTTCTTCCAGCCCTTGCATCAGCGTCTGCTTTATTTTGATTTTGGACGCCGTAACCACCCATTCTGGCGAGACCTCTTGAAAATCTAGAGAATTGATTTGGGTTTCCACGTGGGTTGCCCCTAGTTGAAACTGGAGTAATCCGTGGCGTTGTGCCAGTTGCAGTTGTGGTTGTCGGCGGACCAGGATATGGGCTGGTTGGTCCAGTTGGATATCCACCGCCAGAAACTCTTAGGCGAGAAGAAGAGCGAAGAGATGCGGATGCTTTTCCTAATGCTTGGTTAAACGACATCAATCCCTTTGTCGCTCGAGTTGATGAGGTTCCCAAACCACCAACAGAACTAGCGACTGAACCAGATGACCTCAGTCCAAGTGCGGATGAGGCTGTCGTTGCAACTGCAGGCGCTGCTGTCGCTGCTGCTTTTCCTAGTCCAACTTTTCCAAGAAGACCTTTTACGCTGAGGGCCTTTGATGCGGTGCCACCAGTTTTTTGCCACCATTCTTTTGCCCTTGTTCCAAGAATTCCGCTATTGGCTAGTCCGCCTATAATTGCCCCACCGACTGCCCCCTTGGGGCCAGCGAGTTTCCCAACTTTGTAGCCCTCTGCAGCGCCCTTGATTCCGCCCATAATGCTTACGCTGTTTGCCTTAACGTTCATGCTGTTAGTATTGACTTCGCGTTGAACCAGCGTTCCTCGAGTTGTCTTTAAGGCTCTTGAAATACCGAACAGGGCCATCATTGCTCCTCGTTCGCCAAACATCCCACCAAGAAAATCAAACATTCTTGTAAACTGTTCGACCAATCCGCCAATTGCCCTAACGATTCTGCTAATAAATGGCAAATTGTTTACGATTACACGTTCGAATACGCTCAGCATCTTTAACAGTTTTACGATTGTTTCACCAAGTGTTGCGCCAAATTCCTCAAACGCTGGCTTATTTCTTTGAACGTTTCTATTAAATTCTTCTGAACGACTCTTTACTGCATCCCATATCGGCCGCCATGCTTTTCCAAATGACGACTCAATCACTCTTGCTCCGTCAATTAACGGTCTTAGGCCTTCAGAAATTTCTTTCCAACCAGACTTAAAGTTGTCCCACCATTCGCCAAGTCTTCTGAACATTCCAACTGATGCTGGCAAATACTCTCTAATTAGTTTTAGGTAAAAAGCAGAAACTTTTTCAGTTGCACTCACCAATGCGTTAACAAAACCGCCTCGTTTTTCCCAGCCAGAAATCGCACCAGTAGTTTGTTTGAGTGTGCGTGTGAAAATTTCGTAAATTCTTTGCAGACCATATTTTGCTTCTGGTAAAAATTGTTGTCCGAAGTCGGCAAACTGAACCCTGATTAGATTAAAGTACTTCTTTAACTGACCAACAAGCGTGTTGTTTACTGCATCCATCTGGCCAGTTACGCCACCAAGTTGAGCAAGTGTTCCGTCTTGGATGGCTTTCAGGAACTCATCTCGTGTGTCAATTCCCTTCTTCTTTGCTTCCTCCATGGCTTTTTCCATGGCTGGGCCCATTTCTTTGGCGGCAGCAGTAATTGCGCCAAATCCCTTTTTCTTGTCCTGAAGCACGGCAACTAGCCCTGCCGCTTTTGCCAGACCTTCTTCGAGTGGCTGTCCAGCAGAAGCAAAGTCCGAAAGACCCTTGAGCAATGTTTTGCTTTGCCCAGTAAATCCGATTCTTGTTTTTGCTATTTCTCCGTATGCCTTGTTAAGTGCTTCTGCTCCAGCGCCAGCAAGTTGTGTATCCGCATGAAGACTGCGCATGTGCACCTGCGCTTGTCGCAATCCACTACCAAATTCTTTGTTTCCTCTGCCAGCGTAAGCAAATTGAGCAGCCTGCTGTTCTCGCATTGCTGCAGCAACAAGACCTATCGCAACTGCTGCGCCAGCAGCGCCAGCAGCCAGCCCCTTGAGCGCCACCTGGTATGCCTTTACGAGGAATTTCCCAGCAACGAAAAGCGCGTGCACGCCAACCAACGCAATGCTCATTGCGCCAAGAGACATTGTCGCCATTTTCAATCCACCAACCAAGAATTTTTGGAGCACTCCTCCAAGTGAGCGCATCGTTTTATGCACGCCAAACATCACTCGTTCTAGTTGAATTGACGACTTACCAGTGCTCTTCAGTGCGGCGTTAGTTGCCGTAGCCGCAGCGGCAAGTCTTAGGAGGTCCTTGCTTGTTCCCTTTGATGCCTTACCAAGAATCTTGACTTTCCCAGCAGATTTTAAAGCGTGGTCGCCAAGTTCGTCGACTCTTTCGGTCGACCGCGTAGGACCCTCGTCTCGCGTGGTCCTTACGTTAAGAACTATGTTTCTTACTGCGTCACTCATTTGTCCTGGCCGAAATTAAAGGGTTTCTTTAATGACTCGGGCTGAGGGGAGTGCTACCGATTTTTTTCCAGTTCGCGCCGTTCTCGCTCGCGGTCTTGCTCTACCACTTTAGCACAGGCCATGAGGATGACCCATTCAATGTCGGTACAGCGCATTAAATCAAGAGGATTTGTGCCCCACAATTCGCCAAGTCTTGCGGCGTTGACGATTAAGGAATCCTCGACTAGTTCGTCGAAGATTCCTTCATAGGGTCCTCTGTGTCAACCGTGTCGGAATATCCAGCAGCCTCAAGAATCGCAACTGCCGCAGACTCAACATGCGGGTCAACACCAAAGAAAGCGCGTACACAGTCTGGCTGTGGGCGTGTCGTTTCTGTCATTTGAAGAATGAGGTCGGAGGCAAATGTCAGTTCATTTCCATCTGAATCACGAACCTCTTGGTCGTCGAACATGATTCCGCGAGTTGTGTGTCCAACCACGAGACATGCAAAACGAAGTGCATCCATGCCATTTTTGGTGTCTTCGCCAGCAGACTTGCGCCACGAACGAATCTGATTTTGAGAGATGTTCGGGCTAATAATCAGTTTGACGTTCGGCCGCTCTGGAACGTTAAGGTGAACGACTGGTCGCTCTACCTTCCGCTTAACGGCAGCAGTCAATTGGTCAAGGAGGGTGAGTTCACCTTTCTTCTCGACCTTTTCCTGCTTTGGGGCCTTCTTTGATTCTTCTGGACTTGTGTAAAGTTCGTTGTTGCTCATGGGCAAAAACTAGCACACAACAATGAGTCCAGTTGTAAATTGTTTAGTTAATTTACTTGCTGGCAACCGTCGACACCGAGAAGGTGAGGGCGAAGGTCGATGGCGCACCTGAAGACGAGTCTCCGTCTGGCTCGGTAAGACCTACAAGAAGGGCCTTCGAGTAGATACGGTCCAGACCTGGCTTCTTGAGGTCGCAGTCATAGGTCTCTACGGTGATGTCGTAGTAGGCCTTACCAACGTATTCGCGCAACTTGGCAACTTTTGCCGCCAAACCCGTCGCTCCGTCAGATGCAACTCTGTCGTCGTCGTAGTGAGCCGTCAGCGTAATGTCGCCGATGTCAAACGGAGCGCACAAAACGGTTGGGGAAGCCTTGCCGCCCTCATAGATTTTCTCTACCGAGGCGGTAATTTCTCCACCCGACACCTGCGCAAACAAGAAAGTCTCAAACTTGGGCAGGTCCGTGATTTGCTGCTCGCCGTGTGGCGCAACCTTTGCAAGAACTTGCCTCTGTGATACTTTTGCCATGATTTATCCTCCGTGTATTAGACGACCGACTTGGTCAGGTTCGACTTGATGATGTCGACTTCGATTCTGTCACCAACGCTCGACACTCTCAGGCCAACTCGCGCCTTGATGAGGCCGTCAGCCAACTGAGATGTTGGGTTAATGGAAGCATCGCACTTGACTGTGTAGCCAAAGTCGACTCTCTTGCCATTTGCGTCAAATGCCTCGAACAGCGCACCGCTGGCGCGAAGCGGCTCGAGAATTGCAAACAGTTTTGACTCAACTGCAGCAAACACAGTGTTGCGACCATCGATGACGCTGAAGATGAGGTCTTCAAGCGAACGGTTCGCATCTACGACGACTTTGTTCACCACATCTTGCGAGGTGATGTAACGGAAGTTGGTCGTGTCTGGCGACACCGAACGTGCGCCGTACACGCGAATTGTGTTGTTGATGAGTCTGATTGCATTGACATATGCTTCGTCAAGGGCGTCTCCGTTTGACTTGTCGATGTCTGTTGCAACTCCGTTCACAAACGCGGCCACCGAGATGAGGCCAGCGCCTGGCTTGTGTGGACCAACTTGCGTATGGGCAACTGCTCTTTTTGCAGCAGCGTAACCCACTGGCGGAATCAAACGATTTACACCAGAAACGCTTGTTGGAACATACACCCATGGGTAGAAGTAAGCAACATGCTCGGCATTGCTATCCGCTGCAGCAAGAGTCTGGCCAGCAGTCTTTGCCTCGGCAATGGTGTCGTCAAACGCGCCATTGAGGAATGCGATTCTATTGTAGTTCTGTGCATGTGCGGCAAGGCCAGTTTGAACAGTCGTGTTTGACGACTCTGGGCACATCACAACGCCAGTTCCGTAAGACTCAAGGAACAATCCAAGACCAGTGACGTAGTTTGCTGCCGTTACTGTTTCTTCGTTGTCGTCACCAGCGCTAAGCGCAGTGGCTGCTTGATTCTCTGGAAGTGGCGAGCCAGTTGCCTGGAGGTCAGTTGCAGTCACCAACTTCGAAGCGGATGCTGACGAGTTGATGCGACCAACAGCCTGTGCAACAGACGAGCAGTTGCCAGTGCTGTACAGCAACGTTCCTCCATCATAAATTTTGATGATGAACGTGCCAGTTGCAGTTCCTGGCTTTACTGTTTCAATGGTGATGTCGCTGCTCCATGCACCAGGACCATTTGCGGTGATTGTCATCACGTTGTCGCCACCAACTCCGCCCTCGCTGATGGTCAAAGAGCCAGTTGAGTTTCCAGAACCAGCAACGC